CGTATTTTTAATCATGCTTAATGTAGCATCATAATATTCTAATTTCTCTAACTCATCAATATTAACAGTCTCATTTTTAAATGATATTTCTATATCAGAGGGAGCAACTGTAGGCATTCCTTTCAAATTATTAAGATGCGATAAACATATTTGTAATACGCCTTTTGCTATTGCCTGTTGTATTGCCTTAATCTTTCTAAGATATCTAGCATACTTCTTTAACATTTCACTTCTGCTAGCTCCGCCGAACAAAAGCTCAGATGGAATTCCAGCTGAAGTACAAATTACTTCTCTGCTATCAGTAATAGAATTTTGAATATCAGATGTATTAGCATCAACTCCAACATCTACTGTTTGAGCTTGTCCTTTATTTCCAAAAGTTGGAATTACTTTAACTCTTCCTGCTACTGCTAAAATATCTGACACACCTATACCACTAGTAGTTTTGTCCACCCCTAATTTTTTATTAAATAGCTGTTCATACTTTCGAGCAATATCAAACGCATCTTTTGGAGAAGTAGTTGGAGGAACTTCTATTGATACTATACTTCCATTAGTTAATTGAGCTACTTTAATTGCTGGAACTAATTGTTCTAACAACAGCAACTCTTTAATCTTACTTAAGGTTCCATATAGTAATGGACGCCCTAGTCTTACAAATTTAGGAAGTGCTTCGATTTCAGGTGGTATTGAAGATAGCTTTGCCCCATATACTCCTAACTCAGATAAAGCTTCAATTCTAATTTTTCTTGCTGATAGTATAAAATTTGCATACTTATGAGGACTTGATAAAATTAATTTATCGTTTAGTCGTCTAAGATACCTAAACGGAAATCCCTCTTTATAAAATGCAAGTATAGTATTTTGATCAATATCGTCAATAATTTCAACTATACCTTCACCTTCTTTTATATCAAGTCTAAGTGAATATTCACCATATCCTAATAAATCATAAGTTATGTCATTTATAATATTATCTAAATTAAATTTCTTTTGAAAACTGGCTAGCTCATTTTGTATTCTTGTATCTTTTGAATGAACACTAAGTATATCACCCGTAGATATATCAGGAGTTAAAGCATCTTCTGACATATTACAGAGTATTGTATCTATTATATAAAAATTCTTAACTGCATCAAATTCTCTTCTATATTCTACTCTATCTTTGTGAACTCTAGTAAATATAGCTGAAACGTAAGACGATAATCTTAAATTCTGAGATGCATCTTCTATATTTACACTTTTAATGTTACTAGCTAATTTATTATCGACTACTATTCCAGTGTCAATTTTATTTTCTAAAATAGGTTCGTAGACAGGATTTTGGATAGTACCAACTTGCCTATCACCAAATAATCTTCCAATAAATTCAAACACTGAGATTACCTTTCATGTAGTGGTCTAGATCTGCTTGCTATTACTTCATACAATGATGGAGCATTAAGCTCGTCAATAGCCTTTATCATTTCATCTTTATTAAAGTTACCCATAAATCTAGTATAATTTATTCTGGCTGACCAAATTGAACCGCAAATAGCATCAGTACCGTCTTTTGACTTTCCAATTGGATGGTCTACCTTTTTATCAGTCAGTTGAAGATTCATTAATTCATCTTCTAAGATTGGATGAATTACACCATTCCACCGACCTTCTAATATTGCCATTTTAAATTCTGAATAAGGATCTGTAGATCGATCTACAGATAATAATTCTGCATTAAACCCTCGTAAAGTTAAGTCCTGTCTCAAATTAGTACTTTGAAAACCATCGGTCGTAACTATAGCTATTGGAAATCCTCTAGAATTTAGGTCTAATATAAAATCTTTAATCTTATATATTGGAACTTCTTGACCTGCTTTAGGTTCAATGTACATTACAAATTCAGTATAGTAAACTAAAGACTCTGTTGTACGTCTATCTAAAGTAATTGGATCAATTGTATCAAGCTTAACAATTCCATCAAGTCTAGTACAAGCTATACCAGTCTTATCATATTTAATTCCTAAATCTATATGTATAAATCTAGGATTAGAGCTAGGAATAATCTTTGTAAAATCTACATAATCAATTAATCGATCTTGTATATTAAAAAAGTCTAATGAAATTACTAACTGTTTAATTGGATTTTCCCTTCCTAATGAATCATTTACTTTTTCAGCAGAAGTAATAAATTTATGAGTTGCTTGAGTCGACTTTCCTGCCAAATCTCTTAAAGCTATATGTATATCTTGAACAAAATTATTCTTATATTCTACTGGGACATCAATTATGTAAGAATCATCTACATTTATTAATTGATCAGGGCGAGTAACTAAAAATGGATCCCTATTTTCACTACCTATAAATACTTTAAACTTTTCTCCTGAATATTTAATTTTCCATTCAGGAAGAACGTCCCAAATTGGAGCATCGAATACAACTAATTGAGAATCAAGTTCTCTCCCTTTAAGTATAACTGTCTCAATAAAGCTACCGCTATCTTTCTTTGAAGAGTCTAGGAAAACTCTTGAAGGATAAGATCCTGATGAAGACATAAATCGAGACTGTAATCTAGCTTTAATAGCATTGTAACTTTCTAAAGCTTGATTTGCAACTTTGTCCTGAAAGTTAACCTCGGACATAATTGCACCAACTATTGCCATACCTAAAACATGAGAAAATCTTGACCCTGTTACTACAGTTAAATTATTTTTAAATAAACAAGCACTCTGTTTAGAACTCAAATTTTCTTTTAGAAATGGAGAAATACTAACCCATTCCATAAATTGATCATATAATACTCCACCAGCTAAATCCAAAGTGGCGTTAATTAATGCTACTGATATTTTAGTAGATCTAATTAATTTATATCTTTCATGTGGATCTTTCATGTGCATTAATTTAACTAAATCATAAACTATTCCAGTTAATGCAGCTGTAGACTTCCCCAGACCTATCGCACCTGTTAGAATAACCTCTAAGTATGGGCTATGAAACGGGTTTGGATAAATCTTATTAAGAGCTGAAACCCAGTAAGGATATATTCCTGATCCTAACAAGTCGCCTAAATAAAATTGATCATTTATAAACTCTTGCATTGTGGGAGGAGTACCAGTATACCCTCCCAGTCTAGCTAAAACGTTTAATGTAGATTTTACTCCATGAGTTTGAATTAATTGCTCAACTAACTGATCTGATACTTCGGTTAACATGCTATAAACTCAACTTATACTAAATAATTAAAATTTAATTAAATCTGTTTTTAAAGCATGCTCTATTGCATCAATATATTTACCATAAGCTCCTAGATCCATATAACATTCTCTTCCATAATTAGATAAAACTAAACTATCTTTAAATCCATTAACATATAAAACAGAAAATGCAATATAATACTCATACATATCTTTTATAACAAGTAAATACCACGATTTAGACTTAAATAGATTAATAGAACCTAATTCTGTATTTATAAACAGAAGTTCAGGCTCTTCAATAATACCTTTAAAACATTTTTTATAAATTAATTTATCAAATACGCTCTGGGCGGTAATTCTAGCTGTATCCTTATAATTAGTAACTCTATCTATATGTATATATTTTCCGGCATGGTACAATGTAGAGGAGCCATTAGGGATCCTATCCAGAAAATCTGAACGTGCAATAACTATATTTTTCTGAGCTCTTAAATATGATTTAGGTTCTATATCATAATTCTTATCAAAGCCAGTTTTAATTAAAGAGAATATAATACCTTCATTAGACGTAGGATCAGGTTCTGAGTCAGGTTCTGAGTCAGGTTCTGAGTCAGGTTCGGGATCGGGTTTAAATATCGGTTTATATGGTTTAGGTTTATGAATTAATTCTAATGGAGGTAGCTCATTTATATCAGATGCTATATCTGCCGCTCTTGAAGATGGTATTTCTTCTTGATTTTTATTACTAATATTAACTTCAACAGGATTTGAATCAGTATACATACCTACTAATAACTTAAATTGATTGCTAACTACTTTAATTAGCTTTAAAAACTTTTGAGTTCTAAGTGCTGAATTAGATCTATCTATGCCATTGGCTGAAGACTTAGAAAAATCATGGTAAATTTTTAAATCTATGAGGTAGGAGTATATTAAACGTTTATTATTT